CTTGGCAATCTCCTCGATCTTCGCCCGCTTCTCAGGCTCGGCAGCCGCAATCAGGCGCTTCATATCGTCCTTGAAGCCGTACCATTCCTCGTCAGTGTGGTGGCCGGCGCCCGTGAACAGATCCCGAGGCTTTTCGGGCAGTCGATAGATTTTGCCTTCCGCGCCCGGCGCTGCCGCTCGGCGTTACGCGCGTTACGCAACGGCGTGGCAGGCGTTACGTCTCGCGTTATAATGCCGACCGCCCCATCCTCCAATTTTGTAACGCGTGACGCCAGCTCGGCAATGAGTGACGTTACGGAGCGTAACTCCGCCTCCAGCCCGACGAGGCGCACCTCTAGCCGCGCCAGACCGTCGGCGAACGCCACTTCGCTCGGTTCGTTCGGCCGCACATCAATCGTGCGGTCGCGGATCTGCCGCTGCTGATGAACGATCCCCATCAGCGCGGCCCCCACGGGAAGCCGGCCAACACCACGATGAGGGCGATGCTCCAAATGGCGAAGAGCGTCGCCGAGACCTCCCGCGTGATCAGCGACCACACGAAGCTGAGAATGAGGAAGACCAGCGCGAAGATATGGACGATAAAATCCGCGGACATCAGCCAATCCTCCCGGTCAAAACGAGGATCAACACAACGATCAGGATGACGCCCAACACCCCTGCCGGGTATGGCCCCCAGTTGGCGGCATACGGCCAGTTCGGCAGCGCCCCGACCAGGAGCAGGATCAGAATGACGAGGAGGATCGTGCCGAGCATCGCAATGCCTCCTCGTAAGACGACCTTACGCAGCCTTGCCCTTGTGCTCGGCCTTGGCGTCCGCCTCTGCCTTCGCCTTTGCCGCGGCCTCGTCCTCAGCCGCCTTGGCAGCCGCCGCCTCCGCCTTCACCGCATCTTCCTCGGCGTTGAGCGCCGCCTGCCACTCGGTGCCGCCGGGATAGATCGTCCCGTCGGCCCCAAGCACGCGGCCATCGGGCTGGGTCGTGCCCACTGCGAGTGCGTCCTCAGCGAGCGGCAGCGCCGTGATCGGGTATGCCGGCCCGTCACCGCCGACCGACCAGGCGATGACCGCCAGAGGCGCAGCAAAAGTCAACACGCCGGCTTCATTGCGTACCGCCGACACGACGGAGTAGCCGGGCGCCGCGGCCACCACGGTCCCGCCGGATGCCATCTTCGGCAATGTTTTGGGCTTCGCCTTGGCCTTCTTGTCGTCGTGCGGTTCGTCGTCCCGGCTCGAGTGCCGGCTGGAATAGGCTGTCGTCACGGCTCAATCCTCCAGTTGCGTTACGAAATTCGCGTTACGTTAATCACGCGCTCATCCACGTCTCTTCGCCGCGGCGGGCCTTGCGCTTGTAGGCCTGGTCGCGCTTGGGCGCGCTGTCGTCGCCGAAGCCCATGGCGAACGTCCGTAACGCGTCCGCCCCGTGGCTCGACCAGTCGTGCAGCGGCTTCGGCTTGAAGATCTTGTTCACCTCGTCCCATTCCCGGCGGTAGGCCTGCAAGGCGTTGAGGCCGCGGGCGCAGCGCTTCTCGTCGATCCAGGCGCGGGACAACAGCCGCCGCGTCGCGTTGATCCCGTCGAGCAGGTTAGCCGCCAACACCACCGTCGGCTCGATGCCGAGCGTACGCAGCGTGGCGGCACGACTGGTGCCGGTGCCGAGCTCGTGGTGCTCGATGTCGTGCGGCAGCCAGTGCGACGCCCCGTTGGAACCGTCGGAATACCGCCAGTTATGCTCGCGCTTCTTCTCGTCGAGGACGCGGGCGTAGTGGTCGAGCCCGGCGCCCGATTCCTCGTGATAATCGACGAGGCGGATCTCGCGGCCGACGACCTGGACGAACCAAATGGCGGTCGAGTCCGTGTAGCCGAGATCCCATGCGGTGTGGACGGGCACCATCCGGTCGATGGGGACGATGCCGATACGGCGCTGATCACGGGCGATCGACAGCTCGGCGGCGTAGAAAGCGCCGAGAACGGCGGCTTCAAACGAGCACAGATATTCCTGTTCGTAGAGAGCGCGGCCTTGGTCTGCGCCGAACTGCGCCATGTATTCCCGGCGCTCGAGCTCGAGCTGGGCGGGGGAGAAGACGCCTGTTGCCGTGGCCGGCAGCACCTCGGAGAACCAAGCCGGATCTGCCTTGGCAGCGTCGAGCATGGTCTTGGCGTGATTGTTACCGCGGGGGGTGGTGATGAAGAGGGCCCAGCCGTCGTTTTCGGCGAGGATTGGTCTGAGGTAGCCCCAGGCGGCGGGATCGCTCAGCGCCCATTCCGAGAAGACGACGCCGGCGGGTGGGGAGCCGACCAGAGAGTTGAAATTGTCTGAGCCGACGACGTGCCACATGGCACCGTTGCGGAAGCGGATGGTCATCTCGTTTTCGCGGGTGGTCTCGCGAAGCTCGAGCGGGAACGCCTCGTCGATGCGGCGCTTGCCACTATGGCTGTTGACGGCGTCCCAGACGGCTTTGCGGGCCTGGGTCTGCTGCGGCAGCAAATGCCAGTAATTCGCGGCCCGCTGCGTGATTGCGAGCATTGTCCAGTACAACGCCACCTCGTCTTTGCCCGAGCGCCGATGCCAGACGGCGGTCGCGCGCTTGCCGCCGTTGCGGAGATATCGCCACAGCGGAAGCTGATATTCCCGAGCCCGCCAGTCGCCCGGCACTAGGATTTTGGCAGCCTTGCCCAATGGTCGTTCAACTCGATGAGGAGCTTGCCGTCGAACTCGAGCTTGCTCGTGTCCTTCCAGCCCATCTGCGTCTTGGCCCAGAAGATGGCGGCTACCACGGCCGACTGGCCGTCGCCGACCGCCTTCTTGTAGAGGCTCTGAGCGACCGCGGAATTTGCCTTGATGCGGCCGTTGTCGAGCTCGGCGCGGTAATATTTATGCAGCGTCGGCAGGCTGATGCCGACCGTCGTGGCAATGTCGTCCTGCGGGACGCCGAGGCCGGACATTGTCTCAGCCGTCCTCCGGGTAACGTCGGTCGGCTTATGCGACGGTGGCTTGCCGCGGCGCTTTGGTACTTCCACGTCCATTCAGTAGCTTCTCACGCATGTCGGCGGTGCCGACGACACAGCTTGCCTCGTAGTCCTTCTCGCGAGCGGCGAGGTCGTAGCGGTCCTGGCTGACGGCGTCGAAGGTGCGGCCGTCGCCGTCGAGCGTGGCGGCCTTGCCGGTGAAGTTCTGCCAGCGCTTCACGGCGACGTCGATGTAGGCGGGCATGATTTCGATAGCGTGGCAGACGCGGCCGGTCATTTCCGCGGCGATGATGGTGGTACCGGAGCCGGAAAATGGCTCGTAGACGGCCTGCCCGGGGCTGGAGTTGTTCTCGATCGGGCGCTTCATGCACTCGACCGGCTTCTGGGTGCCGTGCCCGCTTCTCTCGTTTTCTGCCCCGCGCTTTCCCGCTTTGAACGCTGAGAAATTATCGATCTGCCAGAGAGTGGTCTGCTTGCGGTCACCCGACCAGTGGCCAGTGGCGCCCTTTCGGACGGCATACCAGCAAGGCTCGTGTTGCACGTGGTAGTGGCCGCGACTGACCGGAAAATGCGGCTTTGCCCAGATGATCTGCATCCGAACGTCAAAGCCGGCCGCAACTAACGCCTCGTAATGATCGACCTGCATGGCACCCGCCGGGTGCCATGCATAGACAACGTCGCCGGGGAACAGCGCCCAAGCCTCGCGCCAATCCTTTCGCTTGTCGTTCTCTACGGTCCCGATCGATCTCGATCGGGACCAGCCTATTGACTGGCTCTGATTGCGCCAGTCCGGATCGTAGTCCACGCCGTAGGGCGGATCCGTCACCATCAAATGCGGCGTGACACCGTTCAGCGCGCTGGCCACGTCCTCGGCCTTGGTGCTGTCACCGCAGACGAGCCGGTGCTTGCCGAGCAGCCACACGTCACCCGTAACGCTCGCCGGATTGACCGGGGCCTCGGGGGCCTCGTCCGGATCGGTCAGGCCGGCGGTCTTGTCGATCATCAACGCGGCCAGGTCGCCAAACCCAAGCAGCGTCAGATCGAAGCCCATG